GGCCGTTATAGTAAGCGTCAGGCGCTCTCATCATCAGTTCTTCTCCTATGCGTCAGCTAAAGCCAGCATTCTTGATTTTAATCGTTCAGATCTTTCAGGGGTCTGTTTCGCCCATCTTGAGTCGAGCATCTCGAGTGCGGCTCTCTGCCATTGATAGTCTTCGATAGCCACTTTAAAGTTCTTGAATTTTCCTAAGCCGCCCTGCCCTAACTGAAAGCACATGTTAACTAAAATGTGTTGGGCTTCCTGCGGGAGTTCTGTCCAGTTGTCGTAAATTTTCTGGCACCCGCCAATCGCAACCTGAACGTCTTCTTGAAACAACTCGTAGCACCTGTCCTCTGAGATGCACTGATCATCAGCAACATCATCATCGTTTGCCCCGTAAATATATAAAGAGGCTTCCGCGTCAGCGTCCAAAACTTTGTGGCCTATGCCCACCGTTTTGTGGTGTTCACTACATAAATAAGTGTGTAAAACTTTGCCTTCGTCAGCAGAAATCTCTTCGTAAACTTGTTTCACATCAACAGTCATTTGATTCCTCCATTCTTTGTCTGCGTATAAGCTTGGGCGCTAAACCAGACTGATACAAGCCCAGCGACACTGACATAGTAGATACTGCTCATGGCCCCAAGAATATCGGCGGCTTTGTCTAGGTCAAACATGTCACATATTACAACCAATGAGGGATAAAGCAGCATCCCCAGCAGCGCCATCCAGCACATATTCCGCTGGGCATCTGCCTTCTCGTGTGCCGCTTCTAACTGCTGAAGTCGAGCCGTTGTCTCAAGCTCCTCATCACTGACAATGCCATCCCCATCAGCATCGTATTTCGCGTACTCCGAATCTGCTTCTAGCTGTTTCGGGATCATGTCACTCTCGGCAATTTCTTCATGTTGACATAGTTAATCATGTAATGATCTTTGATCGCACTCCCTCGTTCACCAAACTCGACCAGTTTGTTATGCCGTCTACAGATCCCTAAAACTGGTACTATATCCTTCCCATGTCGATACTGAGTCACAGGAACGGCATCCAGTATCTTTAATCGACCAGATCGAGGCGCACCAAAGGTTACAATTTGCTTAACCTTTATCTCGTCCCGCAGCAAAAGTGCTCCGACTATTTGAGCTACCGCACCGCCCAAGGAATGCCCTGTCAGCACAATGTTCTTATAATAAATATCGTTTGATAGACAGATTGCGATAACCTTGCTGGCTAAACGCTTTGATGCCTTCATGAAACCCGCTGGACACCAACCAAGTTCCTTCGTCCAAAGCGGCAAGATTCTCAAGTCTCTCAGAACGTCCTTGGCTTCGTCTGTGCCTCTAAACACAAACACATTCCCAACAACCAGCACTTCGATATCAGCTTCTTCAAAGGTGCTTTTCCGGTAGGATTCCCCGCATAGAAGGCTCAATTCCTGATGGCTAGTCATCGTCGCCTCTGGGCCAAAGCCTAATACCTAATCTTTGACGATCAGCATCATCTTGTGCTAGTTGTTCAGTTGTTTTCCCACAATCTCGATGGGCGTTTTCACGTTTGATAGTAAAGGCTCCATCTATAAAGGGAATTCCCGAAGGGATTTGAAAGCTCACAGTGCGGGTTGAGCATTCAGGGACTGTCCCACAAGATGTAAGGAATAAAGTAACGATCAAAAACAAGGGTTTCATAAAACTCCTTTAAGTGCGGCCTTTTGACGCGCCCGACCGCGTAGGCTGGGGAAGGCAATGAATGGTGCCTGCGTCAATCTTTAAATTTGAGAGCTTGTTAGAGATATTTAGCTAGAAATACGGACGCTAAAATGAACGGGTACACTCCCCAAATAGACATTTCCATACGATCCATCCTCACTGAGCCACGTTCTAACCGTTCTTCAATAGCCTTAAATCGAAGCGCACACTCTTTCTCATGCACTCCAAGTTTGGTAACTTCATCAACCATAAGTACTACTCTTTCGCTTTACCAACATTGATCGCGAAAAGTTCAATTATCTTATAAGCCTTTGCGCCCATTGAACCCCCTTTGGGCGTAGGAGTTACCGCAGCAATCGCACTACATGATGCAACTAAAGCCGTGAGAATATTTATGATTTCTATGAGCTGATCCATATTGATATCCTATTATTCAGTGTCGTTGAGGGGGTTTTCAAGTATCGTCATAATCTTTTCTTCCAAGTCTTTTCTTAGCTCTCTAGTTTCTGCATCCATCTCTTTGAAACGGGTATTCATATCACGTTCCATAGCATACACATCATTTCTAATTTCTCTTTGTGTCTCTGCTGATGTCTTTTCAGTTGCCCTTGCCAAGTCCATTGCTGCACTAGTCTCATCTCTTACTATATTAATATCCTCTCTTGCTGTATTAATATCTTCCCTCAAATCAGTTTTAATAATTTCTGTTAATTCTGTTAGTCGTACAAGCTCTGCTTGTATTGCTTCTGGATGTAAACTTTCTAATGTCTCTTCAGCAACAAGTAGCCTAGTATACAACTCAAAACCTCCCCAAAGCCCACCTATTAACGTACCTAGTAAAGGAAGCATAATAAAGAGTTTTGAGCCACTCATTTTTATTCCTTCATACTCTACTTCTGCCATTTCCTTCCCTGTTATTTTTTACTCCCGATTATATTGACTGTGTATCATTTCTTGTAATTTTTCTTGAGTTTTACCCGCCATCCTATAAAAACTCACTACATTATCAACAGTCTTTTGCCCTTTATATACTTGCGAACTATCGTACCAACTTTGTTGATCTGCTAATTGTGTTTGTGAGGTGTACTCGCTAAAACCTGCGGTATACCCAATATAAGCAACAGCAATAGTCTGGTCGCCGTAATCATTGGTGTTCTCATTGTCTTGTTGCAATTTGTTTAATTCTGTTTGTAAGTTTGCTGCTATAACCGTTGCACTAACAGAATCTG